TGAATACCTTACTATGAAGTACCAGACTGACAATCCTACCTCGATGCTTAACTGTGAGAGGGAAGCATTCAACATTAAGATGCATACAGGATGGTTAGATCTCTACGGTGATAAGTTAATCTGTGCTGAGACTGAGGCACGGCTACGGCTCGCTCTGAAGAAACGTAACTGTGCGAGCGCTAAACGTGGCTTAGAAGTCCTTGATGGCAAACACAGTGTAGATCTGGCTGTGGTGAGATCCAACAAGGAGAAGGTACGACAGATCAAACAGGCTCAGTCAGAGAGATGGCAGAGCACAGTAGAGGAGCGTGTGTACATCGACTGTCCGTACACGGATAAGAACGAGGCGAAGATGCTCGGAGCACGCTGGGATATAGAGGAGCGGCTGTGGTATGTGCCAAAGGGCGTGGATCTGGCTCCATTTATAAAGTGGATACACTCACCAGACACACTCACACCACATCAGAATCCAGATGGGACTGTTGTATATCTACAGTGATCAATTACAATCACACCATCACAACGCTTTGAGAGAAAGCAGATGGCAAGTAAACCAAGAGGACGACCCACGCTATATACCGACGAGCTCGCTGCGGAGATATGCAGACGCATCGTAGAGGGGGAGTCACTCACCCGTATATGCAAGGATGACGATATGCCGAATGTGTCGTCGGTATACCTGTGGATCATCAAGAACAAAGATTTTTCCCACATGTACGCATGCGCACGAGAGGATCAGGCTGACACGTACTCTGATCAGATCGTCGACATCGGGGAGGAGATCCCCATGATGGTCATCACGGACGAGGACGGCAAGGTCACTAAGCGGATCGATCCTGCTGGCGTAAATCGCAACAGGCTGCGGGTGGATGCCCGTAAGTGGGTGGCGGCTAAGCTCAAGCCACGCAAGTATGGCGACCGTCAGATCTTGGCGGGTGACAAGGATGCGCCTGTGGAGATCAAGCACTCCAACATCTTGGACGAGACGATCCTGAACCTTGAGCGCAAGCTGCAGCTCCAGAATGAAGAAGAGTAGTGGCAACGTTGCCAGTACGGTGTCGACAACGATCGAGCTACTGAAGAGCCCAGACTTCCGCAAGGAGTACGACTCCGCCCCCATCGAGCAGAAGATTGCGTTCGACTGGCGGTTGAAGTGGCTCTCGGCTGCACATAAGCACCAGATCCTGCCTTCAGGGGATTGGTGGTCGATCTGGCTATTACTGGCTGGTCGTGGTGCAGGTAAGACACGTGTGGCTGCGGAACAGATCGGATGGTGGGCATGGACGACACCTAATAGCAGGTGGCTGGTCTCCGCCCCCACCTCGGCTGACGTCAGGTCTACGTGCTTTGAGGGTGACTCAGGGCTGCTGAATGTTATCCCTCCTGCGCTGATCAAGGACTACAACAAGTCGTACCACGAGATCAAGCTGATCAATGGCTCGCTGATTAAGGGCGTGCCGAGCTCCGAGCCTGAGCGATTCAGGGGCGGACAGTATCATGGCGCTTGGCTCGACGAGCTGGCGGCTTGGGAGTACCTCCGAGAGGCGTGGGACATGATCATGTTCTCTGTGCGTTTGGGAGATCAGACACGTATCTTGGCGACCACCACCCCTAAGCCGAAGGAGCTCATCATGGAGCTCATCGAGCGTGATGGGGACAACGTGGTGGTGACGACAGCCTCGACCTACTCAAACATCGATAACCTAGCGCCATCATTCAGGGAGCAGATTCTCAGCTATGAAGGGACGAAAATTGGTAGGCAAGAAATTTATGCTGAGATCATCGATCCAGAGGAAGGCGGGATCGTCAACCGTGACTGGTTTAGACTTTGGCCCGCAGAGAGGGAGTTCCCTCAGTTTGAGTACGTCCTACAGAGCTATGATACTGCGTACACCGAGCGCACGACTGGTGATCCGACTGCGTGCTCGGTCTGGGGGATATTCAAGCCGCTAGATCGCCCCCTGTGTGCGATGCTGCTGGACTGCTGGTCAGAGCATCTGGCTTATCCTGACCTCAAGCCTAAGCTGCTGGAGGATTACACAGCGGTGTACGGAGAGCCGGGCAAACGAGTCGACCTCGTGCTGATCGAGGAGAAGGCGTCAGGTCAGTCGCTGATCCAAGATCTGGGGCGTGCTCATGTGCAGGTGAGGGGCTATAACCCCGGCAAGTTGGACAAGGTGCAGCGTGTCCACCTGATCTCCAACATCATCGCCGCTGGTCGGGTGTACCTGCCTGAGTCTACGAAGAAGAAGGGCTACGTTCGGGACTGGGCTGAGCCCTTCGTGCAGCAGGTCTGCTCCTTCCCTGAGACCAGCCACGACGACTACGTCGACACGATGAGTCAGGCGCTCAGATATCTGCGGGATGCAGGATTCTTGGATATTGACCCTGCGCCGCATTACGACGATAATGACTACGTTGACGATTCACGCATCAAGCGTGAGAACCCATATGCGGCGTGATGATCATGGCTAAAACCCCACCCTTAAAACAAGCGCCAAAGGTCAAGCCGTCTCGTCCGACTTACGTACCAGATCCATCGCCATTGAGTGAGGCGGGTAAAAGACTTAGGCTTGGTGAGCAGCAAGGCAAAATCTACGACATCGCCATGTCGAAGTATCTCAGTAACGAACGATTGAGCGCAGCCGAAACAGCGGCGCTTGGTTTGAATCATCCTGCTGGGGGCGGAGTCAATCTCTCTAAGCTGCCATCGGAATACACGGCTGAGTACGACATGTTTCGCCAGCTCAAGCCAAGAAAGATCATTACACCTGAGTCGATGCTTGGTGGGGCAAGCGTCCCATTGGTTGGCGACTCTGCGGATGCGGGAAGGCGACTGATTAGTGTCAATGGCATTCCATTAAGCGAGGACATCAATCTACAAGGTGGCTCTCGATTCGGTCGTGACAATCCAGATATCTGGTCTTCTGGTCAAGGTGTCGTCACGGTACTGGACAATCAGGTAGAAAGAGCTTTAGAGGGCGTGGACAAGGTGTACGGACCGCACGTATCGATGTCTGGCACTGGTGGCGACTTCAACACGATGACCACCAAGACTTTGCTAAACCTGTTTGATCCTGCAGATATATCTGAAGAGTCAGCCATTCTCTTTGATGATCGCATCAAAAAGACACCGAAGAAAAATAAGACAACGGGTGAGGTCACATATCCGTTCGCAGACTTTGTTGGTATACATCACCCTGAGCTGCGTCAGCAGTTGTTGTCTAAAGAAGAAGGTATGGGCAATCTCCGTAAGGCTTTTGTCGAGACGATGAATAAAGCTGAGTTTCAGAAGCTAGGATTCCCTGAGCCTGCTGCAGCTAGGTTTGCGACCAGTGATCGTATTCTGTTAGACAAGCCAATCGGTAGCACTGGATATGAGATCATGCAGTTCGCTCCTAAAGATCGAGTTGTAAAAGATCCTGCTGTCCCACACGAAACATATCCTGTGAATCTGAGAGGTGAATACGCTGGCTCGCTTGCGGATACAGTTCCCGCTGAGGTCTACTTCAAGGATTACTACGAGGGCAGACGCTTGATGGGTTCGCCAAAGTCGTCAGATACCAGAGCCTTCACAATGTCATCCCCGATCCAGTACCACGATCAGGCATGGCTAGACAACATCATGGGGTTCATCACAGCACGTGATGCCAAGATCAAAGCTGGTGAGTACGCTGAAGGCGGCATGGTCGAGACCCCAGCGCAAGAGGCGATTGCGGACACGGTGCGCAACCCGAACGCCGCACGCATGCTGGAGATGGATCTGGCTAACTTGGCGGTGATGAATCAGCCACAACGCATGGCGGAAGGTGGAGAGGTCAGCCCACGCCTGTTCTATGAGAAGCGCCAGAAGCTACCTGATGGCGTAGTAGCTGAAACAGGTCAAGCCGACGGCGTGTATCAAGACCCGACAGTAGCGAGCGAGACTGAGCGCATGTTCGGCATGAAGCCTCGTGAGGATCGTCTGTCAATCCTGCCACGCTACAGCCGTGAGGAAGGATTGATCGCCCCCCAGTTTATCTATGACGCAGCCAAGGCGATCACCGCCCCATCAGTTGCGGCAAGAGGCTACGAGGTCTCCCCAGACGAGGCGCTTAACCTAGCGCTGAACGTAGCAGGCGGTGGATTCGGCGCAAGCACTGCGATGCGCAACCCGACAGGCAAGGGCGGCAAAGACTTGGGTATGTTCGTTGGGCAGAAGTCCAACACTTGGGACATGGACAAGTACGACATGGCGCTCAAGATGGACAGAGCAGGGATTGATCCTGCGGAGATCAACCGCTACACGGGCTACTACAAGAACCCAGCGAGTAACGTGTGGTCGCAAGAGGTATCTGACGCATCAGCCAAGCTAGTCGGAAAGTTGCCAGAGGTAGTGGGCGACACCGTCCCGCTTGGCAGCGTCGTGCGCCACGAGAACTTGTTTTATGCATATCCAGATATGAAAAACATCCCAGTTACTCGTGAGGCTGGAGCGGGTGCGTCGTATTATCCTGACACAAACTCCATATCGATCGGCACAGACATTAAGGATCCGCTGAATCAGCTAAAGGCGTTGATCCATGAGGCTCAGCATTCAATACAGAAAAAAGAGCACTTCCCTCGTGGCACGAATAAGTCAGAGATGGAAGGGTTCATTACTCCAGAGATGGCAAAGATCAACGAGCGTTTGGGTGATTTGTTCTACGCCGATAAGCGTGACCCAAAGGACGCAAAAGAGTTTAATGAGCTGACGAAGAAGCTCCGTGAGCTGAAGAAGAAACATAAATCAGATGCGTATGAGACGTACATGCGCTCTGAGGGAGAGGCGCAGGCTCGTGCGGCTGAAGAGCGTATGCTGTTCTCTGAGAAGCAGCGTCGTGAGACTGTACCGACGGCGAGCTTTGACAGACCTATGTCGCAGTTGCACCAGTTGTACGCCAATGGTGGTACGGTCAGAATGTCACCCGAAGAGATGCGCATTGAGATGATGGAGAGCAGGTATGGCAAGTCCTAAGATACCGAAGGTCAAGTCACCCGCCGAAATGAAGATGGAGATGGCGGTCGGTCGTGCGAGAGACGTATTGCCCAAGGCTGAGCGTGAGATCAATTTGGGAAACATGCTGAGAGAGAGTGCCGTCAAAGAGCGCATGTATCATGCTAGCCCTCACTACTATGATGATGACATGGGCTACATAAAAACAGCTCCTGATGAAGGCATCTCAAGTTTTAAGCTACCAGAAGATTTAAAAAAAATGGGTTCGGAAACAGATCCGACAGCAAATGCATTATTCATGACTCCAAGCTATGAATTTGCAAACAAATTTTCTGGAACGAATATCCCAGATCCACTCGCAAGACCTGCAATATACCCAATGTATGTTCAGGCAAAGAACCCATTCGATTATGAAAACCCAAAGCACATTGAAAATCTAAGGTCATATTTAATTGAGCATCGACCAAATGATATTGATGACGATGCAATAGTTGAGTACATAAAACATTTAGGCAACCCAAAGACTGAAAGTAACTGGACGTCAATTGAAAACCCAGAGATCCAAGAGTCAATCAAAGAGCTTGGGCATGATTCTTTTTACGCCAAAGAAAAAGGTGTGAAGAACCTTGGTGTGTATAACCCCAATGCAGTCAAGTCCGCCATCGGCAACCGTGGCACATACGACACTAGCGATCCTGACATCACGAAGGCACATGGCGGCATCGTCAAGATGTCTAAAGGTGGTCTAAAGCCCGTCAAAGCCCCCAAGGTCTCTGCGTCAAAAGTTGAATCGCCTACTGTAATGAAACGCAGCGACGTATCAGATCTGTTCAGGCTGATCAACGAAAGAGAGGGATCATATGGCGCAAAGCGTGTAGAGCGTGCGGCTGACGAGATACCAAACCTTGAGAAGCTGTACACGCTTGATGCATTGCGCAGCGCCTTCAGTGGTGATAACGCCCGTGCATTGATGACGCTGAAGCCGTCTGATTTCGAGAAGTATACCGCCCCGTTATCAACGAATCTGCCGCAAGAGAGCGTAGATAATATTGCAAACCTAAAAGCAATTCAAAGCGTTGGT